AAAATGGGATATTGAAAAGATTAGAGAAGAACTTCAACTTCACGCATTACTTAACAATGGTATCACTTTTGAACTTATTGTTAATACAGATGGAAAGAAAGTTCAAGACATTAAATATTTATATAAGTCTGGTTTAAAAGATTTATTGTTAATCAAAAGCGAAGGAAAGAAGATGTTAACTGACATCACTTACTTCAAGACAACTACTGAACACGATAGCGAAAATGTGTCTGCAGATGTAGAAATTGCTTTTGCTTATACTGATGAACCAGGTGAACGTATTTATTCATTCGTTAATGGTGGTTATACACCAAATGATGGAACTCACGTAACAGGATTTAAGACCGCATTTACTTCATTAATGAATAAGATGGGTAAGGAGTTAGGTTATTTAAAAGATGATAAAAAATTTAGCGGCGATAGTGTTAGACGTGGATTAGTATTATGTTTAAGTATTAAAATGACACAAAGACCAATGTTTGCTGAACAAACTAAGAAAACTTTAAATAGCCCTTGTGCTAGACAATTAGTAAGTAAAGCAGTTGGTAAAATGCAAATTGAAAATAATGTAATTAAGCAAATATTAAAGAAAATTGAAAATGAGCAAAAAGCCGAAGAAGCCGCACAACGTAAGCGTGAAGCACAAGAAAAGATAGCTAAGGGTGGTCATTCAATGAATAGTTTAAGAGACTTACCTGAAAAGTTAGCGGATGCAAGTGACTTCACAAATGCAGAAATCTTCTTTTGTGAGGGAGACTCAGCCGCTGGTGGCGCAAAGACAGTTAAAGCAAAAAATCAAGCAATTATGCCTTTAAGAGGTAAAATTTTAAACACAACTTGTAAAGAACTTGCGGACATAATTAAATCAGATGTTATTAAAGATATATTAACTTGTCTTGGTTGCGGAATTGGAGATAATTTTAATATTAAAAATCTTCGTTATGATAAGTTAATTATTATGACAGATGCGGATTCAGATGGTAAGCATATTGAACTATTATTAATGACATTATTCTTACATCACTTACCTGAGTTAGTAAAACAAGGTAAAGTTTATGTAACAACACCACCATTATTTAAGACTACAACAAGTCGCGGCGAAATTAAGTATTGGTATGAAGAAAATAGTGAATTTAAGAAATATATAAAAAGTCATTCAAATTTAGATATTATAAGATATAAGGGTTTAGGAGAGCAAGATGCAAAAGAATTGTATGCAACTACAATGGACCCAGCAAATCGTAAATTAGTACAATTAACTACTAATGATATTGAAAAAACATTAGAATTATATTCAAAATTAATGGGTAAGAGTGCCGCAGAACGCCGCAATTATATCATTTCTCATAATATGTTAGCATATGATGCCGCAGATGATGATTTTGAAGATTTAGATGATTTTGATGAGGAATAGAATTTTCCTTGACAAAAGCGAAAAAATATAATATACTATAATAGTAAAATAAAAATAAAAAATAATAAATTATAAAGGATGGAAAGAAAAATGGAAGAAAATAAACAACCAAAATTTGAAGGATGGAGAGATACTAATATCGATGATAATATTTCATTAGGTGGTATCGTTCAACTTCTAAATATTTTTAATCAAAGATTAATTTTAATTGAAGACCAGTTAAAAGTAAAAGTCGGTAATGAAGAAGAACATACTGAAATGACTTTAACTCAATATTGGATTGAAATTCAAAAACAAGAATATCAAAAAATGTTAGAAGAAATGAAAAAGCAAAAAGAAGATAAAGAAAACAAAGCAAACAAAGCAAATGAAGAACAAAACAAACAATAATAGAAAGGGCATAGATAACAATGGATTTTAAAGACGAAAATTATTTAAATGAACGTAGTTCACAAGACTTTGGTATTTATGCCAATAGTGTAATTAAAGCAAGAGCAATAAGTAGTGTAGAAGATAATTTAAAGCCAATTCATAGAAAAGTATTGTGGACTTTGTTTGAAGATAAAGTATATGATAAAGGAAAAACTGTAAAGTGCGCAAGAATCGTCGGCGATGCGATGAAATATTCACCACATGGCGATTCTTCTATTTATGGTGCATTAGTTCGTCTAGGACAATGGTGGAAATTAAAATATCCACTTATTACTATGCAAGGTAATATGGGTAATATTTTAGGCGATGGTCCTGCCGCAATGCGTTATACAGAATGTAAATTAAGTCCTATTGGAATGGCAATGCTTGATGGAATTAAAAATGATTGCGTTCCATTTAAAAAGAACTATGACGGAACTTGCGAAGAACCTGTTATGCTACCATCTAAGTTCCCATATTTATTATGCGGAAACAATATGGGTATTGCAGTAGGTTTAAGTGCTAGTTTAGTTTCTCACAATTTTAGTGAAGTTTACAATGCTATTTGTTATTATATGGAACATAAAGATTGTTCTGTTGCAGATTTACTTCAATTTATTCAAGGTCCTGATTTTCCTACAGGTGGAAAAATTTTAAATGGAGAAGATTTGTTATCGATTTACACTAATGGCGTTGGTGCAGTAAAAGTTCAAGCACATTATGAAATTTTAAAAGAAAATCAAAAGACAAAAATTGTTTTTAGCGATTTACCTTATGGTATTGAAGTAGAAAATGGTGTTAAGAAGCAATTAAAAAAGTTAGTTTTAGATGAAGGAAATACTGAATTTGAAGATATTATTGTAGAGGGCGGAGATACTTTAGACAGCTTAAAGATAACTGTTGTTTTATCAAAAAATGCTAATGTCGGAAAATGTTTAGAAATATTATTCCAAAAAACAGGACTACAATCAACAGTTAAAATTAATCAAACAGTAATTGTTAATGGTCAACCAAGGACTTTATCATTAAAGGAAATGATTGCTTCTTGGGTAGATTATAGAAGTGCCATCGTTAAGAAAATTAAAGAAGATGAATATGGTAAGACAAATCATAAATTAACAGTAGTAATTGGTTTACAAAAATGTATGAGTGATATTGATAAGTTAATAAGTCTTATCCGTAACTCCGCAAATCGTACATATGCTCGTGATGCAATTATGAAAGAATTTGAACTTAATATCGAGCAAGCAGATGCGGTTTTAGATATGAAATTAAGTAAATTAAGTAAATTAGATTTAACTGAACTTAACGATGAAGAAACTAATTTAGAGCAAACTTTAGCCGCATTAAAAAAGATTATTGAAGACGAAACTTTACGTTTTGACATAATTAAGAAAGAACTTCAAGAAATTAAAAAGAGTATTGGTGAAGATAACCGCTTAACTGAAATTTTATATAACAGACCTGTTGAGGGAACTGTTGCCGCAGAAATTGCAGTTAAGAAAGAATATCTAGTATATCCTAATGGATTAAGACCATTTATTGATGGAAACTTTACAGTTGATAATGATTTAGTTGCATCTGTAATGAGTTATAATTCACAAGATATTTATGGTTTTAATAAGGTTGGAGATATTATGCCAATTAATATTGCAACTGATATAATTGGTGCTTGTGTTAAAAGTGATAAAAAAGACAAAGTCGTTAGCGTAACTAAAAATGGTAATATAAAAGTATCGTTGACATCTCAATATAAATTGAACAAGAGTGAAAAAGTTATGAAATTAAAAGAAGATGATGAATTAATTTTCGCTTCATTCTGTAACGACAATGACTATTTAATACTTTTTGACAAACAAGAAAATAAAGTTTTAAAATTATCAATAAAAGATTTAACTGTTGCAAGTAAAGCAACACTTGGCGTAAAAAGTGGTTATGATACAATCACTTGTGCTGCAATTGCAACTAATAATGATAAATTACTTTGTGTAAATAATGGAAAAGGTAAATTTACATCAGTTAAAGACTTTTCAGTTGATAGTAGAGGCAATAAAGGACAATCAGTTGCGGAAGAAACTACTTATATTGCTACTTTTGAAGATGGTAGAACAAATATTTATGTAATACCGAAGATGGGTAAAACTACATTAGTAGACAGTAAAAAGTTGTCAATAAAGAGCAAGACAGCAAGCGGCGTTAACTTGTCAAATAAGATTATTGTAAAAATCGTTTAAAAAGGTATTGACAACAACGAAAAAATATATTATAATATATATGTAATTGAATTACAAGGAGTTTTATAAATGGAAAATTTTATTTTAACCCCAAATTGTAGAATAGTATTAGATTATATGTATAATAATGAGCAAACTTTTGTCGGCAAAGACTTAATTGAGTTAGTTGGAATAAAAGGTATTTATCCAGTATTAAGGTCTTTATGCGACAAAGGTTTGATAGAAAAGAAAGAACCCATTATTAGAGACTATACTTCAAAAGACGGAAAAAAGTGTCAAAATGAATATAAAACTTATCGTATAACAAGTAGCGGAAAGAGTTATATAGATAATGGTTTTAATAAAATAGTATAATAATCTATATTATTCAAAAAAATAAACAAAAGACAAAAAATTAGAAAGAGAGAGAAAAAAATTATGGCAGACAAGAAAACTTTAACAAACACATTTACAGTAGTAGGACATTTAAAAGCAGTAGAGTATAGAAATTCAGACAAGCAAGCTGAACAAGTATCAGCAAGAGCAACTATTGAATCTGAGATTAATGGACAAACAAAAGAATATGAAGTTGAATTCTTCTCAAAGGCAGTAACTTCACAAGGAACACCTAATAAGTTATATGCTGCTTATATTGACTTAGGCAAGAATATTGGTAAGAAAATTAAAGTAAGCGGAGAATTTAGAGAAAATAGATATTACAGTGCAACAAGAGAAACTGTAGTTGGAGTAAATACTTTAAGTGGTCGTTTCATTAATTATGATGTAAAAGATGCTGATGCAGCAACTTTTGAATTCCAAGGTTTCGTAATTAAGGAATTAAGCGAAAAACAAAATAAAAATGGAGAAATCTATCAATATAACATCGGTATTGCACAAGAGGGTTATAAAGAAAATACATTAACTGTAATTAACTTTAATGTAAGCACAGACCCTGAAAGCTCTGATATTGTAAACTCAATTAGAGACCAATATAGCTTAGGTGCATCTGTAACTATCACTGGTGAATTAGATTTCCATACAGAAGTAACTACATCTGAAATTAACAATGAGGGTGGATTTGGTAAGCCAATCGTAAGAGAATACACAAATACATATAGAAACTACTATATCACTGGTGGTTCTGCTCCATTCTTACCTGATGACGAAAAAGCATTCTACAATGATGAACAAATTGCGGCTTTAGTTGCTGCTTATAAGGCACATGATGTAGAATTAGCAAAAGAAGCAAGTGAAAAGACTGATTCTTCTAATAAAACTACAACTGCAACTTCTGCAGCAAGACCTGCAACAAAGAAGACAACCAGTTTGATTTAATTAAAGGGGAGTAATCCCCTTTATTTCAACAAAAGACAAATTTTTAGACAAACGAAAGAGAGGAGAAACTTATGAATCTTTGGGAAATAGAACCACATAAAATAACTGCAACTTTAAATGACAAAATTATACAATTTTATGGTGCAAATTCAACTAGAAAGACAAGTGTTGCCGCAAAATTTCCAAAAAGTTTAATTTTTGGTTTTGAAAAAGGATATCAATGTATTGATGGCGTTATGGCAATTCCTGTTGATAGTTGGGGTAAATTTAAAGATTATTTAAGACAATTAAAAGACCCACGTTCAAAAGCAAAGTTTGAAACAGTAGTTATAGATACAACTAGAATTGCATATGATTGCTGCACAACTTATCTTTTAGCGCAATATGAAAAGACTGATATAACTGATATTGGAACAAAAGGTAAAGGTTGGTCTTTATTAAAAAAGGAATTTAGTGATGTTTTAAATAGTATTCCTAAAATGGGATATGGTTTAGTTTTAATAACCCATGCCAATGAAGAAGATAAAAATGGAGTTTTAACCATTAAGACTGATTTAGATAAAGTAGCAACTGATGTTATAAATAAATTAGTTGACTTCCAGTTCTATGTAAGAAAAGAAGAAAAGGAAGAAAATGGAAATAAAGAATTAACTGTATTTGCTTATGCAGATGTTGCTTTCGCAGATACAAAGAACAGACTTCGTTACTTCCCAAAACATTTTGAATTTACTTATGAAAATCTATTAGCGGCATATCAAACAGCTTTAGATGAAGAAGTAAAGCATGGAGCAAAATTAGACACTGACACATTAAACAAACAAGTAATGGCTGAGCCGTTAGAAGACTTGAGAAATGAAGTTATTGAGTTAGTTAAGAAAGACCCAAATAACGAACAAGTGGTATCTTATATATCAAGTCATTTTACAAAGAAACTTAGTCAAACAGATGACAATGATTATGATAATTTAATTGCGGCTAGAGATTTCTTAAAATCATTGTTTAATGTTGAATAGTAATAAATAATGGATTCAAAATTATACACTAAAAAAGAACTTGAAACTTTAATATTGGAGTTGTCTGGATTAAAACAGATAACTCCACTTATTAATAAACAAATTAGCCGCTTAGTTATTGATGGAATGACATTTTTGGAAATTGCTAGATGTGTTGATTATTATGTAGAAATATTAGACCATCAAATTAAACCAGAATATGGAATTGCATTCGTTTCAAGTATTCGTGAACCAGCAGGTGAGTATTTTAGACAGCTTGAGCTTGACAAGCAAAAACAAGAAAAAGAAGCCGAAAAAGTTATTAAATATCAAGACAAGAATATTATTATCAATATAAAGTCATACAATTCATTAAATAAACCTAGACCTCCAAAGACTTTTGATGTTAATGAGATAAAGGTTGATGACAACGATGAAGAGTGTGCTTAACAATTAAAAATTAAATAGAAAAATGTTATAAAGGAGTAAGGTCTAATGTATCAAAAAGGTAAATTAGATAAATTATACGATAGCCAAGCAGCTTTGTATGTTTTAAGCAGTATAATGAAAGATCCTCTTTTAATTCAAAGTGATGAGTATGTGTTAATCCCAACTGACTTTTTTAAACCCATACATAAAATGATTTTTGTAGCCATTTATAATATGGAACAAGAGGGAATAACAAATATTGAACCAACAAGTATTGATTTATATTTAAGTCATTATGATGCACAATATAATTATTATAAAGCTCAAAATGGTTTTATGTTAGTACAAGAATGTGCGAGAATGACTTTAACTATGGATAAAAAAGAATTCTTGTATTATTATAATCGTTTAAAAAAATTCTCTCTTTTAAGAGATTTAGAAACTAACGGTATTGATACTACAATTTTCTATAATACTGAAGTTAGCTCATTGGATAAAGATGTAGAAGAAGATAAATTAGATAAAACTGCATTACAATCAATATCAAACACAATAAAGGGTACATTGGTTGATATTGAAAAGAAACATATCGGCAAAGATAATGGAACTGCACAAAATGCTAGCAAAGGTTTAAGAGAATTAGTTCAAAGATATAGAGAGTTGCCTGAAGTAGGTTTACCTCTTGAGGGTTCTATTGTTAATTTCGGATTAAGAGGATTGCGTTTAGGTAAACTTTATACTTATTCAGCTCCAACAGGTGCAGGTAAAACTCGTTTTATGTTAAGTGCTGCCGCATCTATCTCAATGCCATATATCAACAAAGATGGAATAGTTGTATTGCGTGGTGAAAAAGGTGATGAATTTGAAAAAGTATTATTCGTAACAACCGAGCAAGCCGCAGATGAAATACAAACTATGTTATTGGCTTATGTTAGTGGAGTTCAAGAAAATAAAATATTAATGGGTGATTATACATCTGATGAATTGCAAAGAATAAATCAAGCATTAAATATTATAGACCATTATCAAGATAATTTTATGATTGAAGCAGTTCCTGACCCATCTATCGCTGAAATAAAAGTATTATTAACAAAATATATTATACAAAAACAAGTAAGATACATTTTTTATGATTATATATTTTCAAGTCCAGGACTTTTAAGTGAGTTCAGAGATGTTGCAGTTCGTGAAGATGTTGCACTAATGATGTTATCAAACACGTTAAAAGAAATTGCGATGTTGCATAATGTTCACATAACTTCTGCAACTCAGTTGAATGATGGATGGTCAAAAAAAGAGACCGGACCAAGAGACCAGAATTGTTTAAGAGGTTCAAAAGCAAT